TATGGCGTTACACCGTCCCACAGTATGACGCTTAGGACAACTTTTGTAGAGTCTTCAACGATTGCGTATCTCATTGCTTAGAAGTAGGTTGTTACAATAACGATGCCTTGCGCTCCATCTCCGCCTTTGCCTGAGAATGCCGCCCCATCAAGAGCCGCTCCTCCGCCTCCTCCGCCACCTCCGTATAGTCCACCATTTCCCCCATCTCCGCCATTTGCCGTGAAGCTGGAACCGCCTCCGCCTCCGCCTCCAGAGCACAATGGGAAGTTAACCGTGACGTTTGGTGCAGAACTTCCGTTGCCTGAGATTGCGCCTCCGTTTCCAAGTCCGCCAGTGAACCAAGTGGATAGAGAGGTTCCGCCGTTCCCGCCAGCAAATCCAACGGTTGCTGATGCTGGAAGACCGCCTCCTGCTCCTGCTCCACCTGCGCCAACAAGAGCGCTCGTTGTTGATGGGCCTGCACCTGTACCGCCGTTTGAGCCTGATGTTCCTTGGAACATTGCGCGAGCGGATGCCGCTGATCCTGCTGGCCCACTTGCCGTGGTAACTGCTCCTGCTCCAAGCCCAGGAGACACTTGGACAAACGTTCCAAATGCTGACAGTCCGCCAGCTGTTCCTGCGTTTCCGTTGACATTGGTTCCAGTGACTGCGACGCCTCCAATACCGGCAGCGCCAACAGTAACAGATTCAGTCGCTCCAAGAAGGGATGCTTGGAATCCTCTTGCCGAATACGAGCCGCCTGCTCCTCCGCCTCCTCCCGGCGCTGTTGCTGTCGTCCCGCCCTTTCGTCCTGACGCTCCACCTCCACCTCCGGAAATCACCACCACATCCACATAAATCGCCCCTGCTGGCTTTGTCCATGTCCCGCTGGAAGTGAACACCTGCACGTCCGTAGCAGCACCTCCACCGCCGGTAGCAGAAATGGTAACAGCACCATCACCGTTCGTGATGGTCACGTTGCTTCCAGCTGTCAGCGTAGCCTTTGTAAGCCCACCTGCGGTGTTGCCGATGAGAAGCTGCCCATTGGAGTAGGTGGTTTCTCCTGTGCCGCCGTTGACTTCCAAGACCGTTCCGGTCACGTTCGATGCTGTACCGGTGGTGTTCTGGTTCAGCGTTGGAACGTCAGCAGCTTGGATCGCGCTCATCACCACGTCGGTGCCATTCCCGCGAAGGTACTGGCCGGAAGTCGTTGCGCCCGCGAGATTGTCCATCGCGGCCTGCCTTGAAGCAGACTGCATGAAGGAGTCGATGTCAGAGGATACTGTAATGTCAGGCATATGCTTTAGGGTCTGAGGTACCGGTCAACGCCGCCTGGCCGGCGATAGTAGTTCGTTCCGCCACCAGGGCGCAGGTAGAACGACGCGGCGGGAGGCGGCCCTGGAGGGGTCACCGTGGGCCCCGCAGGCGTCTTCGAGCGTCGTCTTGAGAGGTAACGAATCACAGGCCAGCGCCGCAGATGAAGTTAACCGTCGTTCCAGAAGGCGAGATGATTGCAATGACGTTATCGTCCTCGAACTTGCCAAGGGACACTTGGCTGCTCGGCATGACGATGTAGTCAGCGGTCGTTGCGGTAATCGTGCCCTGCCCGATGCGGACAAACACCGGATTGGTTGCGCCGGTATTGGTCACGCAAATGCTGCGGGTGCCAGAGCGGATGCTGTACTGGGCGGAGGTTCCAGTTGCTGACTGGGTTTGTCCGCTGCCGTAAGAGGGATTGAATGGGAGTGTCATATTAGCCTACGCGATACCATTTTTGGATGACCGGCTCGAACCGGAGTGTGAAGAAGCCGTTTGCCGCGAGAGTCGTCGGAACGCCGCCTCCGACCGCACCGTTCAGGTTCACCGTGAGCGAGGTGATTGTCTGGGTGGTGTTGACAAGAATCTCTTGGTTTGCCACGCAGCCCGAGACCTGCGGGAGTTGGATCGTCAGCGAGGCCACTGTGCTAATGGGCGTAAGCACCAGCCACACGCTGTTGTTCGTGCCGCTGATGGCGACCGTCGAGCCGCTAATCGGCGAGGCGTACTGGATGACCTTGCCGTCGTTGACCGTCACATTTTGCTCGATGAAATCAGCCACCACCGCTGCCGTGCAGTTGTAGTCGAGCCCGTTCTGGTTGACAGCGAACAACGTAGAGTTGTTGATACTGTCGACGTTATCGAGATTTTGAATAGCCATGTTAGCGGAACTGAAGTTGACCGTTTGGTTCCTGCTCGATGGGAGCGATGGATGGCACCGGCAGGAACGGCCAATCCACGTCTTTGTTGCCAGCTCCCGCGGGCATCGTCGAAGGGTACTGTTGTTGCAGGACATTCGCGCTCTGCATAAGGAGCGTTTGGTAGCCTGAAATCGCCCCCAACTTGGTGTCCACAGACGGCGCTTTGCCGTACTGAGGGGCAATCCGCATCGCCAGATTCAGGATGATGGCCTCGTTGGCGGTGATAGGGACGTTCGTCTCGGTGTCCAGATCACTGTTCTCAGGCGAGTTCGTCAGCGGGTAGCCAATCTGGATGGCTTTCGCGTACCACTGGGCAACCATAGCATCCAACCGGCGCACCGCGGACTGAAGTTCGTCGGGCGTCAAGTCGAACACATACGACGCCAGCCCCAACTCTTCGAAAGCGGCCTCAACGAACTGGCGTTTTGTGTATCCCATGCGTTATTTGCGCCGACGGCGCGGTTTCTCGTCTTCTTCTTCGTCCTCAGAAACAAGTTCAGGAGCCTCAGGAGCGGCTACAGCCTCAACTTCCGGCTCAGTCACCACAATCTTGACCTTCGGCTCGTTCTTGAGCCTCTCAGCGGCCTCCAAAGCGGCGTTGCAAGCGTCCACTGCTGCTTCAACCGAGGTGTGCCAGCCGTATTGGATGGCTTCATCGAGTTCCTCTTGGGATTCGACGCCACAATAGTCGTACGTCCCACCTCTTGCCTGATTCCGCCCGGGTGAGCGGTACACCATGCTTGGAAATTCCATCACTTCTTGAGTTTGCCGACGGGTTTTCCAGCTGCTTGCTTGGCTTTGCGGGCAGTCGATAGCGCGATTGCCACCGCTTGCTTCTGCGGCTTACCGGACTTCATCTCCTTGCTGATGTTCGAGGAGATTGTCTTCTGTGAATAACCCTTCTTAAGCGGCATAAGTCCTTGGTTTCAATTAAGTTAAGGGGATGGCCCCGAAGGGCCACCCCCCGTTTGCGGGAACTATACCTGATTGAACAGGATGATTCCACTCATTTCGGGCTGCTTGTTGACAACCCCGTAGAACGTGTCCACACGATACTTGGTCGTGAGGGTGTTCTGGTCGAAACGCTTGGTCATAACGAGCTCCAACCCTTGGTCGGTTGAACCGCGCATCACCGCAACGCCAGCGTTGTCGGGGAGCGAGTAGCGGCCAGGGAGGATTTCAATCGCGTCCTTGTGCCAGAAGCAGTTCACAGGAGCTGCCGCCGTGTTGAGGAGCGTGATTGCCGCGTTGGATGCCTTCGTGTTCGCCACGCAGTTTTGGTTCTGCGCAGAAGCCGCGTTGGCAACCTGGTTCGAGATGATCGGAGGGCTGATGACGATCGCTTGGCTACCAGCAGCAGGCGCACTCGCCGAGATAACACGGAAGGTCTTAGGCTGACCGGTGTCACCTTTGGTGATGTGATGCACTGCGTTGATGCCAGCGATGGTGAACGCGTCCCCTGCCGCCAAGGCGCCAGCAGAAACTGCCACCGTCAGAGACTGGAAGCGGTTATCCACGTTGAGCCGCTCAGCCGTCGTTGGCGAGGTCGAGATGGCTTTCGGGATGTAGTAGTTCGCTGCCGCGTCGGTCGTGTTGATGGTCGCCGTAGCAGAACCAGCCGCCAACCGCACCGCGTAGTCGAGCTTGTAGATGTCGAAGGACGCTACCATCCCAACGTATGCACGCTCATACGCCTTGTCGGACTTCTGGTTCCCGAAGGAGCGCGAAGCCTTGGCAAGGTCGTTAGCAAGACCGTTGTAGTCCCGCGTGTTGAGCGCGAGGTAGCGGTCACCGTCCATGATGCCTTGCTCGTTGAAGATGGCCTCGCACTGGGCGACGTCATCGAAACCGCTCGAAGCGCCAGCCGCCGTCGTGCGCTTAACCACCAGCGTGCCCTGATTGGCCGCGATGTTCAGCACCGACACGTTGATGTCAGAAGCGAGTTTCTGCTTGGCCGAGTTGCCAAGGCGTTGCTCTTGCAGAGCGTCACGAAGCTCTTGAGCGTTGAGCTCGAAAGCGACCGTGCGCGTCTGGTTGATGCTGGCGGGAACCGCGAGCTGGGTGTAGGAGGCGTAGCCACCAACGCTGGTGATGTCCGTACCCACACCGGCGTTCGAGAGCGAAGTCGCGATGTAGGGCTGCGGGCGCCAGATGACGTTGTTGGTGCGCTCCATCATCGTCTGATCCGTGTTGTAGATCGAGACGTTACGGGAGAGAACAAGCGCGTCGTTGAACCCCTCAAGGAGGTTTTCAAACGCTACGCGCTCTTCTTTATTGAACGAGTTAGCCATAGGTTACTTTTTTGACTGCAATTGACGTTTGTAGGCGATTACTTGCGTGTAGTCACCGGTGCGCTCAGCCTTTGCGCGTAGGTTGTCCAACACTTCGTCGGAACCACCGGTTGACCTAGCCCCGCCGGACGGTGGGGTCTTCTCTGGAGGAGGAGCAGTTTTCTTTGTCACCTTGAGTTGTGTTTCGAGTTTTGCCACCGCGAACGCGAATCTCACTGGGTCTTTTATCTCAGAGAGTTCTTTCGCTTTCTTGGGGTTTTTACCCAGCGCGTACACCAGCAATGCCGAGTTGTCTGAACCCTGCAACAGGATCCCTTGTTGAGTCGTGTTCAACACCTCTTGCACCGCAGATTCGGCATCTTCGTAGTCTCGAACCTTAAGCTCAGTCTTGGACTTCGCGTAGTTCTCAAGCTTCTTGTGCCACTCTGCTTGTTGGGCTTGCTGCTCTTCCTCGGCCTTGGCTTGGAGTTCAGTAGCTTTCCGTTTCCGGTCAAACCACTCTGCCAGCTTGGCCTCGTACTTCTCCGTGTCGTAATCAGCGCCTTCAAGTGTCGGCTTCGGCCCAGGGTCAACCGGATTGTTCTCAGTTGCCGATATTGCCTTCAGCTTCTCCTCTAGCTCCCGATTC